TGCCTTGGCCGAGAGGGCGGGCCGCATGTACGGGTGGGCGGGCGTGTTGTTCGTCGACGCCGCGCGCGCTGCCAGTACGCCTGCCTTGCTGCCGCGCAGGGCCTGGCCGGCAGCGCGGTTGATGTGCCCTTTCTCGACCCACAGCGCGTAGAAGGCCGCTGTCTTGCCGAATTTCTTGACCTGGGCGCTGGTCAGGTCGCCGGCCACGACGCTGTACACGACCCGGGTCGGCGTGCCGCGCCGCTGCGTCACGCGGATCGACGCCTTGAGCGCCTGGGTAATGTCGCTCGGGCCGGCGCCGGTGTTGAAGTTCGCCCGGGCCTGAGCCCGGATGACGTTCGCACCACGCCGCACACTCGGGCGCAGTGCCTGCTTCAGCAGCCGGTCGCTGAGGCCCATCATGCGCAAGCGCAGGTCAGCCAGACCGGCAATGCGTTCTTCAGCCATGAAACACCTCTTTCTTGCACATCAGGATCGTCCAGTGGTTGTCGCGCTCGAGCACTTCCTGGATGTCGTAGACGAAGCCGCCGTGCAGGATGCGCATACTGGGAAGCACGCCGGCGCGGCGCCGGATCCCGATCTCGGTCCGGACTGGGTTCTGGGTGCCGCCGCCGGCGACGTACTGCCGGCCGCTGATGTCCTTGACCCAGGCCCAGAGCTTCCCCTCGCCGGGCAGGACGTTGGCCCAGGCCGTTGTCGGCGCGTTCAGGGCATCGCGGCCGCCCGTCTTCGCCTGCAGCTGCACCCGCTTGTCGAGGGCGAAAGCGTTCGTCATCCGTACACCTTCAGGCTCTGGAGCAGGCGCGCCGTGAAGTTCGAACGCACGGTTTCCTTAAATTCCTTCGTGGCCGGGTCCCACTGCTCGGCCAAGCGCGCCAGGATGTACAGCTTTGCCGCCGCCGGCGTGGTCGTTGCGTCGGGCCCGTAGCCGCCGGTGAAATCGACCGTCACCGTGTTCGCACGGGCGAGCGTCGCGGGCCAGGCCTTGCCTACCTGCGGCGTGACATAGCCCGGCTCGGCGACCTGGTCGACGAAGTAATCGGCAGGATCCAGAGTGCGCTGCTGGCCGTCGAGGTCGACGAACTTGACGCTCGCGACGCTGAAGGTCGGCGCGGCCAGCCGGACGGCGGGCTCGAAGCCGTCGAGAGTGGCGCGCATCGGCCGGTTGACGAAAACCCGGCCCGTCGCGTGCTCCGCTTCGCGGGTGATGCCGGCGATCCAGATGGTCAGCTGTGCATCGAACGCGGTTTCGTCCTGATCAATGCGCAGCTGGGCCTTGGCTTCGTCCAGCGCTACAGCCAGGACGGCGGGCGACGATAGTTCGCGGATGGTCGTCTTTACGGTCATAGGGCCTTCGGAATGTCGGGATGTTGTTCAGCGAGCCGGCCAGCGATGAACGCCAGCAGCTCGGCGTCGGACTTGCCGACGATGTCGTTCGGAGAAATCGTCACCGATCCGGCCGGACCGCGAAGGGTGACGGAGCGAGCGCCCGGCAGCGCCGCCGCGGCGCGCACGTTGGCGAGCTGGCCGGCGATGTTGACGCTCATGGGATTACTCGTCGGTCCTCGCCTTCGGGAGCGATTCCGCGTAGGCGACGGCAGCCGGATCAGCGTCGATCACGCCGACCAGGCCTTCGACCTGACTGGCGTCGATCTCGATCACGTCGTTCGGTGCGCCGTGTTCGCAGTCGACCAGCACGCGTGCCTTGACGGTGCCCTCAGCGGTTTTGGTTGCACGTGGCATTTCTCTATCTCCAGTGGTGGCAGCCGGCACAAGGCCGGCCACCGGTTACGATCAGGTTGCCGAATGCTGGAAGGTCTTGATCGCGTTCGCGTCCAGCAGGTTGCCGCCGGCGCGCGCCCAGCCGAGGAAGCCAACCTGGCCCTTGGTGGTGAACGCCGAGTCTTCGAAGCGGAACAGCAGCAGGTCGAGCACGTCGCGGATCATGTACTTCGAGAAGTCGCCGTAGCCGATGGTCTTGGCGTTGGCGCCCGGCTGGGCCATGTCGTTGTTGATCTTGACGTCTTCGCCCAGCAGCTGCGCCGGGATGCCCGACTTGATGCCCGACTCGTACGACTCAGCCCAGATCGGGCGGCCGGCGCCGTCCTTCAGCTTGCGCACCGTCTTGCGGGTTTGCTGGTGCATCATGAACAGGCAGGTGCCCGCATCCTTGTAGGCCTGGTCGACGGATTCCTGCAGGTCGACCAAGTCTTCGAAGGTCGGGGCGGTGCTGGTGCCCGTGGCGCCGATCTTGCCGACGCCGGCGGCGGTGACGAAGCCGGTCGGCTGACCCGTGCCCGTGCCGATAGTGAAGCCCTTGTTCATCGTGCGGCCGAGGCGATCACGCTGGCGTTTGTTGACCATCGCGATCACGTCGATCGAGCTGTCCTGCAGCAGTTCGAACGGGATGGTGATGATCTTGGTGCTGGCCTTGAACGCGGCCAGGCCAACGGTGCCGAAGCTCGGGTCGCCAGCCGATGCCTGGGTGTTTTCGGGCACCCATTCGCCTTCTTCCGCGGTGCCATCCGAGGTCGGGTAGCTCAGCGGGTTGCCCTGGCTGGTGGTGATGCTGCCAGCCACGCCGCGCATGCCACCGTACTGCTTGAGCGCGTCGATCAGCTCCTTCGCCACATCGGTCTGGACGGTGTAGCCGCCCTGCGCCGGCGTGCCGGTCGACATGGTGTTGCGCATCTTCTGGATTTCTTCGTTCGTCAGGGCGCTCGGGCCGTGGCGCAGCAGCTTCGCGAACAGTGCACGGGCTTCCGCTTCGGCGCGGTTCTCCGGCTTGCGGCGGAAGTCCTCGACGTCCTTGAATTCCTTGTCGACTTCCAGTGCCATGACCTTCTCGACGGCAGCGATCTCGCTTTCGATCGCTTCGATCTCGTCGGCACGCTTGTCGAAGATGGCCTGGTCTTCCTTGGTCCAGACGCGGTCGCCCTTTTGCTCGAGCTGGTTGCGGGCTTCACGGGCGAGTTGCTGACGCTGCTCGCGCAATGCTTGAATGGATTTCATCCGTTTTCCTTTTATGACAGACGTAAAAAAAGCCGCTCGAGGCGGCGGTGCTGGATTGCGCGAGCGCGTTATCCCAGTTCGTGCAGGCGCAGCCGGTTCTGGTTGCGCTGGCGGATGGCTTCCCAGTCCGCGGTGGTGTCCGGCGGAGCCGTCGGCTTGGGCGCGTTCTTGTAAGCCGACAGATCCCAGGAATTCTTCGCTTGAGCTGTCTCGGCGACCGAGTCGGCGAAGCCGTGCTCGACGGCCTGGTCGGCGGTGAACCAGGTCTCGGCATCCATCCAGGCGGCCAGTTGCTCACGGCTCTGGCCGGTCTTGCGCTCGTAGTCGTTCAGGATGGTGCCGTCGATCTTGTCGAGCAGGTCGGCCGTCTGCAGCAGGTCGGCCTTGTTCCCGTAAGCCATGGTCCAGGCGTTGTGGATCATGTACAGCGCGCCGGAGGCGATGGTGACGCTGGCGCACGCGGCGGTCACGTAGGTGGCGGCGCTGGCCGCCACGCCCTCGATGACCGCGTGCACGTTGCCGTGCTGCGCGATCGCTGCGGCCATGGCCCGGCCGTCGAACACGTCGCCGCCTGGCGAGTTCACGCGCAGCGTGACCTTCTTGCCTGCCATGCCGGCCAGGGCCTTGTTGAAGTCGCTCGCGCTGACGCCCCAGTACGGGTCGATGACGTCGTACAGGAACAGCGTGTCGGGCGTGTCCTCGGCGGCGATCCGCGCCGGCTCGCGCCGCGCGTTATTGCGGATCAGTTGAACCAGCTGTTTCATCGTCTTTCTTCCCTTTCGTGTCCGGGGTGCCGCCCTTCTCGGGGCGATACAGTGTGTCGCCACCCGGAATGGGTGGCAGATTCATGGTGGCGCGGACTTCGTTGATGGTCATCCAGCCGGGACCCTGCGAGCCGCCGATGGCCTGGCGCCGGTATTCGCCCTCGGCCTTCGAGTCGCCGGCCAGCAGCGCCTCCATCTTGTGCTCGACGAACGGCGACGCGCGGCGGAACAGCTTGCGGTTCAGCTCCTGCCGGATCCGGTTGATGTACGGCTGCAGCGACCAGCGGATGAAACCGATCGACATCTGCTCGATGCCGGTGCCCCACGAGCTCGTCGTTTCCTGCGCGCCGATCATGTGCGGCGGCACGCCGAACGCGCGCGCGATGTCGATCACTTGGAATTTTCTGGATTCGAGCAGCTGGGCGTCTGCCGACGTCATGCTCATTTCCTTGATGTCGAGGCCCTCGGTCAGCACCATCGGCATGCCGGCGTTGTTCGTGCCGGCGTACTTGCGCTTGTACTCGTTGCGCAGCTGCTCGACCTGCTCCTGGTCCATTTCCTTGTCGGTCTGGATCACGTGCTTGGGCGCGGCGCCGTTCGCATAGAAGTGTCCGGACAGCGAGTCGGTGGCCAGCGCGATCCCGATCGACTGGAACGCTGCCCACTGGATGACCGACATGCTGCGCGTGCCGTTGAAGCCGAATCCGGGGAAGTGCAGCATGTCGTCCTGGTGCACCGGCCGGGCCACTGCGGTCTCGTCCGTGACCTGGTACACCAGGGTGTCGCCGATTCTGATCGGCTGGACCAGGTCGGGGTGGTGCGGCCTGAGCGCCTTGATGCTGGCGCCGCGCCGAACGATCTCGACGAAGCCGTCACCACGCAGGCAGATCGACTGGATCACCCATTCCCACATCGAGGCGGCCGTCCAGTTCTCGATCGGCTGTTCGTTCAGCAGCCACCACAGCTCGGGGCTGATGCTCTCGCGCGCGCCTTCGGTCTCCCGGATCACCGACACCGGGATCGAGGCGACGGCGCCGGCCAGCAGCCGCACCGCGGCGAACACCGCCGAAACCCGCATGGACGTCTCGGACGTCACAGCGAAGCCGCTGGCCGCCGGCACCCCGCCTAGCATCGCGACGATCTGCGGGTCGCTACCCTTGATCAGGGTCGAGCTATCCTGCGGGCGGTATGTCTTTTCCGGCAGCCAGTGCGCGGAGGCCTCAAGGGCATCGAATAGTTCCATTGTTTTCCTTACAAGCTCACGAAGCCCTGTTTGATGACCTTCGGCTCGACCTTGGTGTTCTGCATGACGCCGATCGCCATCAGCAGCGCCACGATGTCGTCGATTTTTTCCGGGGCACGCTTCTTATCCGGCGCCGTGTTCATGTTCGGGTCGGTGCGCGCGACCAGGTTCGAAGCGCACCAGTTCAGGACCGGATCGTTCCCGTGGGCGAAATT